CACGGTTCACTTGTTACCTCTTCTCTAATCCGTGAAACAACTGGATTAGATTCACAGAACTATGGTTACAAGTTTGGACAAGAAGAAGAGACATACAACATAGTAGCTGCACATGGTTACTTTGGTCGTCTCATCTTCCAGTATGCTTCTTTCAACAACTCAAGAAGTCTTCACTTCTTCCTTGCATCATGGCCTGTTATTTGTGTATGGTTAACCTCAATGGGTATCTGTACAATGGCATTCAACCTTAACGGTTTCAACTTCA